CGGTCAAACTTGAGCGTGGGCATCTTCTAGAGCCTTCCAAAACCAGGTATCGCGACGTGGATACCACCCATGTTCAACAACTGTATCGCGGCCCAGATGACAATAAAGACGAATAGGACCACAATTAGGATATAGATCAACGTCGCAAAGGGCTCTCCAACATATGGCGAGATTAGGGGCCAAAGCTTCTGAACGACGGCCCACCAAATGACGCCGAGGATGATGAGGAGGAAGATAAAGCCTATAAGGGTTCCCATTTCAATTGCCTTCTTCGATTCGGGTAAGAGCACCCTTCTTGAATGATTCGAGCTGGATTGCTCGTTTGAGCTTCAACGTTTCAATACGTTCCTCTCTTTGGGACATTCGCCGAACCATTATTGGTATGCCTACTGCCCACGCAAGACCAATGATAGCGAAGGCAAACGGTGCATCCATCTTCGTGAGAAGTTCCAATGCCTGAACCACAGCGTTCATGGACATGCCCCTTGATAGTCGAACTTATCCACATTCGAGTCATCAGTCAGGTTTCCTGAGACATCAAGCCTCTCGATATACGGGTTCGCGATTTCTTGAAGCGCGAGCGCCGACGCATCCAAGTCATCGTCGACGCCCGCATACGTCGGACCATAGGCTTCGAACTGCGAAGCGAAGATCGTATGTTCGGGGCCAACCCAGAGCCGTCCATCGGCCGCCAAACCGCCGATTACGCTTGAGATTCGTGCGAACTTCTTCATCCCATCCGCGACAGGGATGATGGGATAGAACGTTCGGTTCCTTTGCATCCCTTGCTCGAGAAGCCATTTCAAAGTTCTCTGGTAAGCCACAGCATCAATAACGATCCGACCAACACGCCAAAGACGAGCAAGGCGGAGAGCTGTAGCGATAGTCCAGGATGGATCATGACCGCGGCTGCGATCAAAGTCACAAAGGTGATAGTCGCCACCATCACGACACCACACATAATGAGCTTCAAAGTCCTTCCCTTGAAGACCTCGCGCCATCTGGGAATCGGAAGGCGGGGGGACCGGGTCGATCGCCAAGACCGCATAGCGTCCTCGCGGTGCAGAGTTCGGAGTCGAACGAATGTTGAGCCAAGGCATATGGAACTGCGACGTTTCACGTGAGATCAGTCGGCATTCCATTTCCCTTGTAAAGATCGACAACTTGTTCCTCTGCAACGCAGCCAACTTATCGGCACGCAGATCCTTTGTGGGGAACCTCTCGGGCCACGACGACACTTGGTCGGAGACCTCGAGGTCGAGCGTCTCTTTCGTCCAGCACGGGTAAATGCGGGTTGTGAACTGTGGGTCCTTCGCGGCCTGTTGGGAGATATCCTCGGGATGCTGAGGCGTGATCGAGATCACCATCTTCGCGTTCGGTTCGTCAGCAACCGGCGCTAAGGAATTCTTAACGGCCCCGAGAATGAGATCGACCAACTTTTCGCGTTGGACCTCCGTCGCCGCCGTCTCATCGTTCTGCGGATCGTCTATAATAATGAGATCAGGACGATAGTCGTCAATATTAAGACCGCGGAGGCTACCAGTGACGCCAGAAGCGATAACTCTAATAGTGTGTCCGAAGGTCTTATGCTGTATCTCAATTTGCGTCTCTTCCCATTTTTGGCCTCTTGAAAGGCCGTACGTCTGGCGCCAGAAGTGATTCCTGTCAACGCGGTTTCGGATCCAGTTGACGCTTTCGATCGCTTTCCCTTCTGAGACGCCGACGTACAAAATCGTTCGGCTGATTCCATAGCTAATTCGCTTGGCAGCGAAGAGTCGGAGGCGAGTTGTCTTCGAAGAACCTCGAAATGCAATGATGTTTGCGAGTCGAACACGGGGATCATCCAGGACATTCCAGATCTCCTGACCAAATGCGGGGCTCGGATGGCGGAAGGTCTGTGAGAAAAATGTCTTCGCAAAGAGCTCCGTATCGACGGCGCAGAGGCGCACGAGCTCTTCCTGCGTGATCGTCTGTGGTGCAACTGCTGGCGTTATCGCCGACATCTACCGATGTCCCTTCATGGACGCCATAGGAGTACCCGGAAGCGATTGGACTGTCCGAGGCCCTCGAGGCCACGGATTATCGAGACTTCTTCGGGGAACGCCTGCGAGGGGTCGAACGAGCGGACGACTTCGATGACGGAGACCTCGGAAATGTAACCAAGCTGTTCGACGACAGGTTGATACAACTTGCGAAGTTGCCACCACGCGTCAGGCATATGGGATATTTTGATCTCGAAGATGATTGCCCCGCCGCGGTTGTCGAATAGGACGCCGTCGGGGACGCAGGTTCGAGCTCGATGAAGATCGGTGAAGTGCAGGTATGGAGCGATATGGTAGGCTTCGCCGAGCGTTCGGCTTAGATAGTCCTGAGCTTTCGCTTCGTAACGAAGCCCCGTCTTCTGCGCGGCCGTCAGTCCTTTGGAGCCCTCAGCGCCAGACGAGCGAAAGCGAACGTGCATCGGGCGACCGTGGAGAGGGGAGAAGCGAGGCGGAGGTGGAACCTTAACGGGCCTCGTCCCGTTAAGAGCGATCTGGGGGAGCATCGTATGCTTCGACCTCCGAATTGCTGTCCACTGAGCCCGACCCGACCAAGAGCGGCTCAGTGGGTTCCACCTCCGCTTCGCCCTCCAGCACCGCCGCCGGAGAGATCGAGGCCATCTTCTGGGCCTCAACCTGACGCATGGCCATCCGCGCCTCTTCCAACGTAGTGGCACTTACGGTTGGAGGTAGGTTGACGATCCGGTTGTCGTTGTTGGTCGAGGCGTCGATTACGACAGCGGGACTCGACTTAGGGGCAAAGCCCAGACGGTCGAGAACGCCTTCGACCATCGGGGCCAGGACTTGCATTGGGACCTGATCGCCGCGCTTCTTCAGGATCGCTTGGAGAGCATCAAGACCATCGGCGGCGACGCCAAGGAGCTTCGCCGTCAAGACTTCGTCGTGACATTGGCGGAACTCGACCTTGCGCTTCTCATAATACGTCTTAAAGGTGTCCGACGCGGCGATCATTTGGACGGTTGAGCGGCCGCGTCCGAGTTCTTTCGCGCAATCTTCGAGCCTGCCGCCAGGGTTTCTTAGAAGCCAATTCGCAATCGCGTCATACCACCAGAGCCACCTCCCATCATAAGGGTTGCGCCAGTTCGCGCCACTGTGGGCGCGGGTATCTGCTCTGGTGAACTGACGGTGAATGGGTTCGATTGGCATGGGGTGACTATGCGAAAACGCGGCGGGGAAGGCAAGATGAAACCGGAGTCTGGGCGGTTAAGGTCGATTTGAGGTTAAGGTTGATTCGAAGTCCGAGAAAAGGGCGGTTCGTTCACCCCAAGTCTGCGCGGGCCGGAAGTGGGTTGCAAATTGTAGAGGCAACACGGTGGAGGGGGACGTATGACGGTCTCTGTGTCGGGCGCTCGCGCCCGCCTCTCCCCAACACAACAGACTATGCGAGGTTGCCTTCGGCAACCAGAGTTGCAACACATAGGACTTCGGTCCTAGGACGCAGGTCGCACAACCTTAAGTAGGTATGCGCTGGGAGCATAACGGCGGCGTGCCAACCTGGTATGCTCTAGGCGCATACCAGGCCCTCGAATATATCATAGCCCGACCCACCGATTTCGTTTGACTCCCCTCCCGGCTTGTGGCACTATCCGATCGTGGCCGGGCATTCCGCTCGGTCTGTTTGGAGATTAGGCCATGACTGAAACTGAAACTGAGACGACCGCGACTTCCAAGGCGGTCGCAAAGCATTTCCTCTTGACTAGTACGGGCGAGGTGACTGAGAAGGAGGAAGAGGCAACCGGCATTCGGTATGTCTCACTCGCCAGCGGTCGCACCCTCGACTTCCAGGTTCCCGGCGCGGTCGCCGGAACGCCGGTGACGATGGGCGCCGTGTTCGGCTTCAAGACGCTGGCGACGAATGAGGCCTCGGCAATGAGGCAGAAGGAAGGCCCCAATAGCGACCAGATTGGGGCAATCGAAGAGCGGTTCGCTCTAATCAGCACCGGACAATGGGTCGACCGCACCCGCGAAGGCGGACCTCGTACCGACCCGAATGACATGGCACTCGCCGCGATCAATGTCGAGGACGCGGCGCATGTCGAGGCCGGTGGAGTCGCCTACGATCCGCAGACCCACGCTGATCGTGTGGCAAAGTTGGTTGCCATCTTCACCAAGCACCCCGAGAAGGTCAAGCAGATTGGCCAGATTGCCGGTGTGGCCGCAGAGTATGCGCGGCTCCGTGGCAAGGTGACCAGGTCAATCTCGGAATTGGCTGACCTGATGAAGCTGGAGGCCTAACGACTACAGGGGGCGCCATGCGTCGGCGCCCCCTCCCTTCCACCCATCCATGACCCGAAAGGACGAAATAGTCATGAATACTCGAGACGACATCTCGACCGCCATGATCGATCGTTTCATCGACGAGGCCATCGCCGAGTCCGACATCCGCGCCGAAGCGGCCGAGCTCTGGCGCCACGAAATGCGCCGGCTCGTGCGAGGCCGAATCCGGCAGATGTTCCGACCCGTCGATTACGACCTCGACTAAGGCCCTATCAGGGGAGCACCTACGGGCGCTCCCCTCCCCCTCAACCGGAGAGCCCGACCTCAATACAACATCGCGGCGCTTGGCTGAACGGGGCTCAAGGTCCCCCTACAGAGTCCCCTCGAGTCATCCTCGTGTCGGCTCCAAATCGCTGTTTTCGGCCTGAACCCCCCCCCCCATGCCCGTGGACTGGCCGGTTCGGGCGCCCAGGCCCCACAGCCCCAGAGCCGGATGTCTGGGCGCTATAGCCCAGCTTTAGCGCCCAGTGTCCCAATTCTGTTATTTGCCTTGGTCT